ATCTATCAGAAGGAAAAGGAGGATCAGGAGAAGGAGATAAGGAGAATAAAGAAGTAGATGCAGATCCAGATCAACACATCATAGATCCAAATCAACCTTGGGATCAGGGAGAGATGGATGAAGCATGGGCAGGAATGGAGGGTGGTAATTCTGAGTTAGAGTTAGATACTGTTGAAGCATTTGAAGAAGCAATGAAAAAGTTATCAAATATGGCATCAGGACAAGAAAGTGTTTACGTTGAAATGCCAAAGGTAGATGATGAGAAGTTAGTTGTTTCAAATGAGTATATTCATAACTTGATAGATGCAGATTGGATCAGACAAGAAGCAGAACATCAAGAAAGATCATATAAGAATGAAATAAATGGTTTAAGACCTTCTAAACCATTGTTTGAGAAAGTAGATGCTGATTTTGTTCAGTTCAAAAGAAATGCTGCAAAAGAAGTAAGTTATCTTGTTAAAGAGTTTGAGTGTAAGAAATCTGCATCTGCATATGCTCGTGCTACCGTATCTAGAACTGGAGTTCTTGATTGCACTAAACTTCATACTTACAAATATAGCGAAGATCTATTCAAAAAAATTACAACTCTACCAGAAGGTAAAAATCATGGTCTAATTTTTCTCTTAGATTGGTCTGGTTCAATGTCTCATGTAATGATGGACACAGTAAAGCAATTACTAAATCTAATATGGTTTTGTAAAAAAGTTAATATACCTTTTCAAGTATATGCTTTCACTAATTCATTTCCTATTCATCAATACAGAGAAGAAGTTTTTGGACAAGAAGTTTGTGGAGAGTATGCTACTCGTAGACCAGATCCAAAAGTCTATGAAAAGAAAGAAGGAGTATTTCAAATAGATGATGGGTTCTGTCTAATGAATTTACTTTCAAGTAAGGTAAAAACAAAAGAGTTAGATAAGCAAATCAAAAGTTTATTCCGAATTGCTTATACCTTTGCTTATAGATCATTTGATTACAACTATCCAGTTAGAACTCCTTATGCAATGGGATTATCAGGAACACCCTTAAACGAATCATTAATTGCATTCAATTCTATTATTCCAAAATTTCAAAAAGAAAATGGAGTTGAGAAAGTTCAATGTGTTATTCTTACTGATGGAGAGGCACATCCATTATCATACCATCGCGAAGTACAAAGAGATTGGGAAGAAAATCCTTACTTAGGTACAAGACATGTACATGATAATTGCTATGTAAGAGATCGTAAGACAGGACATACTTATCCTGTAGACTCAGATTACAAATCATTTACTGAAGTTATATTAAGACATCTAAGAAATAGATTTCCTGATACTAACTTTATAGGTATTCGTATTCTTGATAGTAGAGAGCATGGTTATTTCATTCGTCGCTATGTTGGTGCATTTGGTACTGCATTTGATAAAGCAATGAAAGATTGGAAGAAAACAAAAAGTTGTACTATCTCAGATGCAGGCTATAACAAGTATTTTGCATTATCTTCATCAGCACTCTCTAATGATGCTGAGTTTGAAGTTAAGGAAGATGCAACTAAAGCACAAATCAAATCTGCCTTTACTAAAAGTCTAAAAGGTAAAAAGATGAACAAAAAAGTCCTAGGGGAATTTATAGAACTTATTGCTTGAATAAATATTCTTGAAATATTACGTTAGAACCATGAGTCATTTTGGAGATTTAATAAGAGGAGGTAAGCAAACTCCAGAGGTGGCACCACCTGCACCTGTTGATACAACTCCTGCATCTGTAGAACCAGATGAAGAAGTAGATTTTAATACTATGACTAAGATAGAGTTAGAAAAATTTGGTCGTACAATAGGTATTGAGTTAGATCGAAGAAGAACTAAAGATGTTTTAATAGAGCAATTGTTAGAAAAGATGGGACAATAAAAAACCAATTAACAAACTGTCACACACCCCCTACACAAGGGGTGTTTTTTTGTGTATTATAATAATAGTTACATACATACATCATGGCGACACCCGCACAATTCCAACTTAAAATGACTAAAGATCAAGCAATTGATGGACTTAGAAACGCATACGGAAACGAACTAACTTCTGCTGATATCAAAGCATTCTGTGCAATGAATGATATTGGATATCCAACAGTTTGTAAAAAGATAAAAGAATTCAAAGTATCTAAAGGTAGATGGAATCTTACCGTTAAAGAGAAGAAAGAAAATCTTGAAGCAACTTTTGCTGCTCCTGCAGTTGTACCTGATGCGGAAAGAAGTCTTGTTCCAGAGAATGACGGTACTTTTGTTAAGTTTGGTCCTTTCCCAGATATCAAAAAGATTATACAATCAAAGCAATTCTATCCAACATTCATTACTGGATTATCTGGTAATGGTAAAACATTCTCTGTAGAACAAGCTTGTGCTCAACTTAAGAGAGAAATAATTCGTGTAAACATTACAATCGAAACAGATGAAGATGATCTTATTGGCGGTTTCCGTCTTGTTAATGGTGCCACAGTCTGGCATAACGGACCCGTTATCGAAGCACTCGAACGAGGTGCAATCTTGCTCCTTGACGAGATCGACCTTGCCTCTAACAAAATCCTCTGCCTTCAGAGTGTCCTTGAGGGAAATGGCATTTTCCTTAAAAAGATTGGCAGATTCGTTAGACCCGCCAGAGGATTCAACATATTTGCCACCGCAAATACTAAGGGTAAAGGTTCAGACGACGGAAGATTTATTGGAACTAACGTGCTCAACGAAGCATTCCTTGAAAGATTCCCAGTAACATTTGAGCAAGCATATCCTGCACCTGCACACGAAGTAAAGATACTAAATAACGTTGCTGAATCTTTGGGTGTTAAAGAACTTGATTTCACAAAAAGATTAGTTGATTGGGCAGACATTATCCGTAAAACATTTTATGATGGTGGTGTCGAAGAGATAATCAGTACTCGTCGTTTAGTGCATATCATTCGTGCATATGCTATCTTTAATAAAAAGGATAAAGCAATTCAAGTATGTGTAAATCGTTTTGATGAAGAAACAAAGCAATCATTCTTAGAGTTATACGATAAGGTAGATGCTGATGTTGATTTTAATAATGAATCCAATGAGACACAGAATTAATCCTAATACCTATATGAGATCTGGTTGGGACAATCCTGCCCCAGTCAGATACCGTAGAGGTAACTTAGAAAACCGAATTAGTATGACAGTACTATGGGTTTATCTAATCATCTATTTCGTTATGTTCTGGCGAGGACTTGCTTTATTTGTAATCAAACTCTCTTACCAATGAATATCTGGGAAAACTACAAAAACATCTTACACGAAACGTTCCCTCTGCATAACGCAGCAGGGAGCGTTTGGGCTAATTGGAAGTCTAAAGATACTAACCTATTAGCAAGAACTTATACCACACAGTATTTTATTAAATCAAGGGAGGTAGAAATCTGGAATGAAAAATCTTGCATTTATAACAACATCATCTATCCTAAAACAGGCAGTAATCTTCCATGTTTTGGTATGGATCTTATGGGATTCTTTGACAAGAAAGTCATTATTGTCTTTGACTTCCAACATCCTGTAGAAAATTATTCATTCTCTGTAGAGGGATTACCTGTATATGAAGGAGATTATAGATTCTTTGAAATTGGAAATCATTTCTCAAAAAACATATACATTGCTAAGTGCACAATGTCTGAAGTTGATGAACATCTCGAAATGTTTAAAACTTACTTGACAAAGTACAGAGATATGATAGAATTAGAGAAACCAACTGGTGTAGATACCAGTTTCTACAAAGACTTTGATACTTATATGACTAAACTTGATCCTGTATCAGGATATCTGAAAGGAAAGTTTGGTGGAGATAAAGCAGAGAGTCTTGTAAATGATTTCTTATTTACCTATGGTTAATGCATGGAGTTTAGCGTGGGAGACCCTATTCGGAGATATGGACAAAGAATATCCAATTATTGACACTAATAATGTCGGGGCAGGTAATACTGCATCCCAAGATCCTGATAATGATAAAGGTTATTGTTATCAAGATGATGGTCTTGATTATGAAGTCAGTTTAAATGACGGTTCTGCTGATGATTACAATCTTAGTTGTTCTGCTGATGATTACGTTTTTAACTATGGAGATGCAATGGCAAACATAGATGATATGTATTCTCATCATTTTACAAATGCAAATTCTCCATATAACGATGGGTGGACACAAGAGTTCCATCAAAAAGAATTAGAAAAAATGGACTACGAACCAAAGAGAGCACATTACTACAAATATCATGAAGAAGATATTCTAAAAGATATTGAAGAATATGTTTCCTCAACCTACCAAGGACACTATACAGGAACAAAGCATGAGTTCCGTAAAGTACAAACTATCGATTTGATGGCAGCAAGAGATATTGCATCACAATTCTGTCAAGCAAACATACTAAAGTATGGAAGTCGTTATGGAAGCAAAGATGGTAGAAATAAAAAAGACTTGTTAAAAGTCATACATTATGCTATGCTGTTATTACACTTTGATGGGCATTATGGAGATCAATCTATGCCATCTGGTAATTTTGATCAAATGCCTTAACAAACAAATAAATTATGAAACTATCTGACAAAACTCTAACCATTCTTAAAAACTTTGCAGGAATTAATAATTCTATTCTTGTAAAAGAAGGAACACATTTACGCACTATTTCTGTTGCTAAGAATATTCTTGCAGAAGCAGAAATTAAAGAAGAGTTTCCTAGACAATTCGGTATATACGATTTAAACCAGTTCTTAAATGGATTAAGTTTACATTCAGACCCCGATCTTGATTTTACTAAAGATACTTACCTTGATATTAAAGAAGGAAAGAGAAGAGTAAAATATTTCTTCGCAGACCCTAATGTAATTATTGCACCTCCAGAGAAAGATATATCTCTTCCTACTCAGGACGTATGTTTTAACTTAGATAGTACTTCTCTAGAGAAACTATTGAAAGCAGCTGCAGTTTATCAACTCCCTGATTTTTGTGTTGTTGGTAAAGATTGTGTAGTTAAATTAGTTGTTAGAGATAAAAAGAATGAT